TCTGCAACTACAGAACCAGCTTGATTATCTTGACCCATACTGAAACTTACAACAACTTCGTTCTTGATAAGATCGCCTTCTCCAACTTCTCTAAGAAATTGGAAAGCCTCTTGTTTCCTAGTTTCGGGTATTCTCGCAGAAACAAACTTATCGATTGAAACTTTGTTGCCATCAACTGTAAGACTTTCAACACCCATGGTCTCCATCAATGAGGGTATATCTTCCTCATCAACAGATCTCTTTTTCTGTTGTAGGTCTTTTAGTTGTGCTTCGGTATCTTTGATTTGTTGATCTAAATCAACAGATCTACGGATTAAGGACGACAGACTTTTAGTGTCGCCTTCTCTGACTTGATTAAATGCTTGAGGGTCAGCAGCCTCTTGCTCGAATAGTGAATACACATCACTCATCGTTCTCTCCTTCTACGTTAAAGTTTATGCCCTTCGGCGGTTATTTGAGAGTATAGATACTATACTCTCTCGTCAACGAGTTTTTTCTTAGACTCGTATTCTTTGTCGGTCAACATAGTTATTGTACCACCCACTGTTCTGTAGTCATCCTTGGCTAACTCATTGAGTTTTCTCCAAGTCTCGATACCAACTGCTATTGACTTATATTTATCTGTATCCATTTATCACTCCTATGTATGAATGGGTAGGGTAAACAAACGAAAGGAAAGGAACCCCTACCCACCCATTATTTAACCAAAGTATGGAGGTACTTTGTATTTTTTCTTTTACCATTTTTTTCTCAAAGATGTCAAACATAAAATCCTATTTTTTCTTATATCCATTGATCCTATATTTTTTACCATGAAACGACTTAGGATTGTTCTTTCTCTTGTGTCGATTAGATGCTAGTTTTGCTTTGTGAAATTTTTTCATATTCTTTCTACCTCTGTAATTTTATATTCTCTTTTTAGCTTATCCATCTTCAGTATTTCTGCCTGCATGTTTTGGCTATACACCAATGCCATTTGAAAGTGCACACCCTCTTCTCCATCGGATGGATTACGAAAATCATTCTTTGTTAAAGTCAATGATCTGTTACTTGTGAATGACTCCACTGGAAAGAATAACACAGACTCTATGTCCAGTGCAGCCAGTGCTATGATATCGCAATCTTTTCTTGTGTAACATCTTTTATCTTTACCTTTTGATATAGTAAAAGAATACCTAGCCATGTCATCTCTTTGTAGAACTGTCTTTACTTCCACTCGTTGTGCTACCTTCAATCCTTCTCCACCAACCACGGCTATGTCAACACCATCTTGTTTTACCAAAGATGCCGCGTAACCCATCATAGATAACTTAAACAATGTCAAACTCTCGCCTGCATTACCCACAATTTTTTCGCCTCTTAATTTACTCATACTTTCTCCTCCTATATATTGCGTTGTCTTCATATTCTGCTCTCGGATCGTCCTCAAACATAATGCCTTCATCTTCTTCTGTTCTAACTTTCTTTCTCATCTGCATGTCTTTGTAGATATCTCTCAATGAAGAATTGCCAGTGGCTCTACAATCATGACAGTATCTCTTCATGTATCGTTTGATCTTTACCTTTGGCAACTCCACACCACACTCTCTACAATAATCCATACCTAGATTTATACTTTTAACCATTCCAATACCTTCTCCCCTAATGTTATGTTTGCCAATCTGTTCTTGTTTACCAATGTCTTAACTATGTGAACATCAACTGTATTTGGACTTACCAAGTCTACATACAACACTGGATTATGTTGTCCGACTCTGTGTGCCCTATCTTCTGATTGCACCCTCGACTCCAAGTTGAAGTCATTAGAATAGTAAACCACATTCTTCGCAGCGTGTAATGTCAGACCCATACCACCAGTTTGTGGATTACTTACAAAGAACCTCGTGGGATCTTCCAAGTTTTGAAATTTCGCAATCGCCTCGTCTCTCTCTGCCATTGTCGTGTCGCCAAAATATGTAACTGTGGACTCGGCTCCATAGATACCTTTTAACGTATCGGCTATCTTCATTATGTCATGACGAAACCTAGACCATATAATAACCTTGCCTTCCATCTCCTCTACTACTTCAAGAAGCACGGTTAAGCGATTGTTTTCTATAGGTATTGTCTCGCCCTCATCTGTTACAAGATACCCACACAATAACTGTTGAAGTCTTAAAAGCCTTGTCATAATCTCTGGAGCAGATACCATCTCACCACTTTCAAGCAGCGCAACCGAACTGTTCTTAATACTTTGATAGTGCCTCTCTTGCTCCATGGTCAAATCAACTTGTCTGCTTGTGTATATCTTTGGTGGCAGATCCAATGCTTCCTCTTTTGTTACTCGATATGAATACGGCTCTATCTTCTTCTTTAACTCATCTAAATTCTTGTAACCAACTACCTGGTTGAACTGGTGTGATCCTACATTCATGGATCTAACCACGGCATACCTTCCTTGGAAAGACCAATAAGAATCAAACCCCAAAATTTTTTTATCCAAAAATAAGAACTGTGAGTATAGATCCAAGGGCGACTTTGTTATCGGAGACCCAGTTAGTATCCGTTTGTACTTTGCTCCCTCGGCAAATTTTATCAGTGCCTTGGTTCTCTTCGCCTTAATGTTCTTGATCGTGGTAGACTCATCAACTGCTACTAAAAAATTGCTTCTGTGTGTGAATGTATCCAAGAACTTAAATATCTTCTTGGTAGCAAAAGCCTCGACATTGATTAGTAGTATTCGTAAGTGGGATCTTGCTTCATGGCCCACGGAGGTTTTTAATTCTGTGGTTTCTTTCTTATTGAGATTGGATTTCCATATATATACCTTTGACGATATGTCATCATGCAAATGTGCTGGTATCTCATTGTTCTTCCAATTCGTATAAACTCCTTTGGGTGCTACAATAATAGCAGTGTCTATCTTCGTGTTCCAATAAAGCCATGCCATGTTATCAATAAGAACTTTTGATTTACCACACCCCATCTCCATGAAGTATGCAAAATTTTCTTTATCATAACTTCTACGGAGTGCCTCTAACTGATGCTCATAGGGTGTAGTTTTAAAGATAAAGTTCTCAGACATTTGGAACACTTATTGCATGAATTTTAATTTTTTTTAAAATCACTTGCCCACCTTCTTCAGAGACTCTTTAAACACTGACAATACATTTTTATTCTCATCTGACATGCCAGTATTCTTTTCTCTTCGTCTATCAAATCTTTCTTGAATTGTATGACAGGCCCACACTAGACCACAGTTCACGGAACAAAAGTATCCAAACTTTTGAATATACTTGCCAGTGAAAAGTTCGTAGTTGTATCTAACCTTACCATCAATATCAACTACTGGTATTTCTTTTTTAACAGTTAAATTACCAGTGTATTTTTCTCCAGGCTTTGTACCTGTCATCTTTACAATCTCTGGCTTACTGACTTTCTGGCAGTTATAACATTTGACTTTTTTATTTAAAAGCCTGGGACCTGCTATATCACTTCTTCTCATTGAGATCTCCTTTGTATTCTTTATCCATGCGTCCAAAAAGCTCTAGCATTTCTTGGTGAGACTTTTCATGCCTCTTTCTTCTTCTGTCATATCTAGTCTTACTTGTAAGCAAAGCAACTGTTGCAGCAATAGTTCTGTTATCTTCCTTGGCTATCTCTTTAAGGTCTCCGTATACATTTTCATGGACATTTAAAGATTTAAATTTTACAGGTTCATCTATATCGCCCATCTCTTCTTCTATCCATTGCAACTCGTTAGATGGATATCCGTCTTCATAAAGATCGATTAACCTCTCAAGTTTTTTCTTGGCTTCTCTTTTGGTTAGTACACCATGAATTGCATTTTCAATGACTTCATCAATTGCGTCTTCCCAGAGTGCTTTTACTCCTCCCATAATATTCTCCTATTATTAATTATTATTACATATATATAAGTAATGATTGGGAAATAATAAGTCAAGTAAATAATCTTTTATTTTTATGGGATACACTTTACATATAGTTTCTGTCATATTTTTTTGTTTGTAAAAATTTTTTAAAAATAGGTGTAACCAGTGTAACCTTGTAACCAATGGGTTCAAACCCTTGGTATGCTTAAGGGTGTTGGTTACACTTTGGTTACAGATGTTACACTTCAAAGCCGACCGCGTCATTTTTTTTCCTTTTTTTATTGATAAAATATGGGAGAAACTCTATTATTTTTTTATGCCGCTTACTAATAGACAGAAAACTTTTTCTAAACTCATAGTCGAAGGGACCTATTCTAATTCTGAATGTGCCAGACAAGCTGGTTACTCTGAGGGTCAAGCCAGAAAGACTGCGAGTTTGCTCCTTAATGGTAGAGATTTTCCTCTGGTAGTTGAACACATCAAAGAACTCCGTGAGAATTACGAAAGGAAATACGGAGTAACTCTGATGGGTCAAATGAAAAGGTTTGCAGACCTTTCCAAAGGCGCTGAAGATTCTGGTCAGTTTTCGGCAGCCGTCAACGCAGAAAAAATAAGGTCTGCACTTGGAGGTCTTGCCATTGATCGTAGGGAAACTAATGTAACGCATAACCTAGACAAACTCTCTCGTGAAGAAATTGTTGGTCGTCTTGCAGAAATAAGAAAGAATTACCCCTCTGCGTTTGAAGGCGAATATAAAGTGGTCGAAGAGAGTGGAAGGGCGAGGTCTCTCTCCGACCTGGGCAAATAGCAATTCCCGATATTGCTCCGTGCATTTCAAAGATAGATTAGAAACCACAGAAATGTCAACCTCTTGGTTCTTGATAGTTTGCATTTATGATAATCTCTTCTGTGTCATCTTCATTTAGTTTAGATAGAATGACATCATCATAACCTTGTTTAGTCCAACCATTGTAACTATCCAAAGCATCTTGGTAGTGGACAAAAGCATCATCAACACCACCAACCCAAACTAAATATCGCCAACCTTTTTGATACTCATTTAGTTCCATTTTCAATCTCCTTCTTGATTATCTTTAATCCTTTCACTAAATCTATGGTTGTTTGTCTACTATGCTCGTGTACGTTATCAAACACAATTTCGGCATAGTTATCTAAAAGATTTTTGATTAACTTTAATTCATTACTTTTCATTTTCAATCTCCTTCTTGATTGCTAATCCAATTAACTTTGCATTTTGTGGAACGATTGCATTACCTAATGCTTTTAGTCTGTTGGCTCTGTCGGGTTGGTTTGAGATAATTCTTGGGACTCCTCTAGGCTCGTCCAACCAATAGGATACCCCATCAACCACTCCGTCCAATCGCAGTTCAGTCTTGCATCTCCCTCGATTTGATACATCTTTTGAGCGAGATCCATCTGTCTGCCCTTCTCCTCTCGGTTCTTGTAGTAATCGTTGTTGCCGTTGTAACTGTGCTTCTTCAATCCCGAGTTCGGTGTTGGAAACTTCCACTCTTCCATTCGTGGTGGTCTTAAGGTCACTCCGTTCATCATGGCTTGTGCTTCTGCTTCCGTTAGTTCCCCTCTCTCCACTTTCTTTCTGAAGATCATTGTCTGTCCCTCCGAGGCGTGTCCAAAACCCTTGGTCGTGGGGGTCGGATACATTGCCATTGTCTTGGGATCGACTTGTTCCCTCAAGTTGCTCGGTTTCTTGCGACCCTTTCGGTGTCCCTCTTGCATTTTCTTGGTTGCCTCTGCACTTCTCGGAGGTAGGGAATCCATAGTTGTCGGGGTCGCCCAAGTTTCTACAGATGATCCAAAGTCTGTCCCTTTTGTGTCTTGCTCCGATTGCACTAGACGGAAGTACAAATGTCCTCGTGTGGTAGTTGA